GTTACTGGGGTAAATTGAGATAAGTACGTGCGTCTGCGTCAGTTGGCACATGATACGGGTCCACATAGCCGTGCTGATAGTTCGCACCTGGCAGCCGTTGTGCGGCGTTGATTGCTGCGGTCGGTGTCGCAAATTCCCCGATCACTTCTCCAGTCATCTTGTTGGTGACTCTGTAAGTGAAGTTCTCCGTTGTGGAGATGAAGTACGCATCCTGGCCGTAGTTGAATTCCTTCAACGGGTTATCAATTGCTTGATCCCTGTTGTCTTGTTGCTGTTGCATCTGCTGTTGTGTACTAACTCGTCGGATCGGCAAACCGGCACCCAACAGGCTGTCACTTAGCAGACGCTCTCCGATTGAACGATCACCCTGGTTGAATTCCTTGGCGATATCTCCAGCCAGAGGAATCTTGTCCATTAGGTAATCGTAGGTGGAGTTGATTCTGCGGTCATCATGGAATGTGCGGCCAGCTGCTAGTTCTGCAGGGATTAGAGCTAGAGGATTCAAATTGGAGATTACGTTCTGCGCTAGTCCCTGAGCAGTTCCACCACTGGACATAATGTCCAAGGAGCCTGTAGGTAGAATGTCACCTGTGATAGACCACGGCTCTTTTCCATCACCAATAGCGTAGCCCATGTTCCGAATCCACTTCGGGATGTTCATGTTGTTGAAGTCATCCGCTCCCGAACCGTCATTGTACTGCATGAAACGGTCGGTCTTTGCGAAGTAGCGAGGGTTGGTGTAAAGCTGCTCGATAAGAGTCGGAGCGGCCTTACGCATGTAGGTGTAGAACGGGAAAGCCAGCGATTTCATACCCTGCTCCCAGGGCATAAGAGCGGAGTAATCGAACTTGTAGTAGTTCATCCTCCACAATGCAGCGTCTGTTGCACGCCGCTCAATCTCGTCTAGGTCACGCATCCCCTTACCGTATAGGGCTTTTGCTTCATCCCTGAATGCGGTAACGAAATGGGTGAAACGGCCGATTGTCTCTCTTGTATCTGAGACGTTCCTGAGTACGTTTCCAGTGCCTCTTACGGCTCGTTGTGGGATTTCACCAGCAGACAGTGTTTGGTAGGTGTTCAGATCAGTACGATAGAAGCCAGCGTTGGCGTTCCGTTCGTAAATCTGCATCATCTCTTTGTAGTTCTTTTCCAAGCCTGGAACAATGTCGAAAACTGCCCGTCTACCAGCCTGGTTAAGACCCCACTTCTTAGCTACTTCGTAGTAGTCATCAGGATTAACGTCATCCAGCAGACCCATGAAAATATCGCCGATCATGTTCCTCGTATGGAAGCCCATACGTGGCAACGTGAGCAACTGCTTCATCTTCGTTGTGATCTTGGCTAGGTTTCTACCGATAATGCCCCACTCCGATGAAGTCCAAGATGACATACGGTCATACATCTTGGCTACTTCGTGGAACTCTTTGGGCATGTAGTAGTTGCGACCCTCTCCAACAGAGGCTCTTAGGCTGGCCTCTAGACGAGCAGGATCAGCAGCAATTAGTCCGCCCTTTTCAGCGGCATCCTTCGATAGCTTACCAATTGTGCCATCTGTCACAGAGTAGCTGCGAACGAGGTCATTGTAGAACAGAGCACGGCTAGCATCTCTACGGGACTTTAGCATCCGGTAGTCTAATGCAGCAAATGCGTTCTCAACTGGCTTCAGTCCGTCAGCTTTGGCTTTCGCTATTGTGTACTTTCCTGGTCCCTGGAAGGACTTGTCTTTGAATGCGTCTTTTCTGCCGTTCTTGAACTTGGTACGAGCGTCTCTTGTTCCACCACGGTTGAAGATGTAGGCGTACCCATCTTCCTTCGTAGCATTGGGGTGTCGTGATCCGTTTGTGATTTCATCTGCGAAGATCGAGTCGTACTTAGCCCGAAGGTATTTAAGAGCATCGTCCATTCGTTGTGAACCCAACGAAGGGAGGTTCTTTTCCAGTGCCTGTTGCAGTTCAAACGTCTCTTGCCTTGTGTATTTCCGTGCCCATTCTTTCAATTCGTCACGGAACTTGTTCATAGGCTCAAAGCCCAAAGCGGCCGCTCGGGTGCCTTTCAGACCAAGTAGACCGGAGAACATTCTCTCGTAGATTGACCCATCAAGGGCGTTTTGAATACTTGGGAAAGTAGTGCTCAACTTGCTGTTTGCCCATGAGAAGGCTTTACCAACTGGTTTGAAAGCGTAGTCACTTCCGAAGAGCTTAACTCCAGGCGCCCTGTAGGTAGGGTTAGATGCTGACTCAAAGACAGCCTGCCTAATCTGCTCAACCTGGGGATCGTACTTCTTGCTGACAATCTCGTTGAAGAGGTTCTTGTATTCTTTCTCGGCAATATCTCCCCTGGCTAGAGAGGCGAGGATATCGTCTGTTGAAGCTCCCGCAGGTACCTTTCCAGCATTTTCCAGCTTGGTACCTAGTGCTTGCCAGAAGTCGTCGAAATCCTGTCCCTTTGAACGGAAGAAGTCAATCGTTTTTGAAGAGATAGTACCAGCACGCTGGAATACACGATCAACACGACTGTTCGTAAGGTCAGTCATGGCACGACGTACTTCTTCGCCAGTATTGCTAGCGACCAAAGCAGGCCATGCTCTGTTGTTCAGGAGCCTAGTTCCACGACTACCACCTCTGTTTACTTCCAGAGCGGAGTTAGCAAATAGCCGGTCAGTAGAATCTGCAACTCTCTGGAAGAGAGCATTGGGGTTCTGTTCGTAGAACGGAGCGTTGTGGATCAGTCCAGATGTTGCGTGGAAGTTAGCAGTTTCATGCTGTGCAGCCTCGACCATCACACTCTGTAGACGATCTGCCGTAGCTAGCTCGTCAGTCCCTCTAATGAGCTTGGGAACAGAAGGCATAAAGACGTTGGTAGGATCAACCACCATCTCGCCTGTGAAACCAACTAGCTGTGAAAGAGCTTGTTCTAGGGCTGGGTGAGAATCCTCTAGGTGAGAAAGCTGCTGCCCAATCATGTCAGTTGGGTTGTTCTTAATTGCTTCGTAAACGTCTCCGAAGCCCGTCTTGTCTTTGCCTTCAATACCACGCAGTAGACCTCCACCAAGGGTGGATAACTGGTCACCGATATTAGACCAGCCTTGATGCTCTTCTGGCAATTCAGCTAGAGACTGCATACCTTCGTACAACGCATATGCAGGACGGTTGATTAGATCGAGGCCACGACCAACAATAGAACCAGAGAAACCGGTACCATTATCCACAAGACCAGCACCACCCGTAACAGCATTCCACACATCACTGTACCAAGGACGTTCCGTAGCATCTGCTCGCTCGTTGGCAGAGTTGATAGCTTCTTGTTCCTGAGCATTCTGGTTGTATTCAGTGGTTAGCTGAGCATAGGCATTCTGCAATGCATCCTGACGTGCAGGAATAGACGACCTACTACCACCGCCGCCTGGACCTTGGCCCATCATTCGGTTATAGGCAGTGGTAGCACTCCGAGGAACGTAAGATGCGCCTCTAGCTACATCTACTCCACGGCCTCTTACATTGGAGTGCGTTGTCGGCCTATATGTAGGCGTACGTGCTCGGTTACCAGTTCGGTTACCGACTTGCCTATTGAATGTAGCAGCTGCTCTTGCTGCTCCCGCTCTAGCTCTTGCGGAAGGCATTACCTATGCTTTCTTCTTGCTAGAATCTTGTTCAGTTCACCACGGGAAGGAATACCACCGCCACCGCTACCCTGTTTAGACATTTTGACTCTCAGGATACCTTGCGCCAAGTTCTTGATATCTCTTGGTTGAGCTTGTCCTCTTGATGGCATTACACCTTTACGAGCGCCAACCATACCTCGTGACATTGCACGACGTCCTTGACTTCCTCCGCCACCACCCTGGAAAAGATCAGGTGAGAAGATCGGCTCTTCATTAGTATCTGCCAAGTCAGTTGGAACTACGTCTCCACCATAGTCGTCTGGTAGCTCGGAAGGAATGATGTCGGGAACTGAGCCAAACAGGTCAGGGTTTCCGCCATTTGCGTCAGTAACCCGAGGATCATACGAGCGAGCAGTAGTAGTCATTGAGGCATTCTGAGAGCCTGTATCAGTAACTGACCGCTTGTAATTGGCAAAGTCTGCGTAGGGGCTATATCCACGAATGAAGTTGCGAACGTTGCCAGAGATGAAGTCGATCAGACGTGCTCGTTCACGTTCCTCCGGATCAACAGGAATCTGGTAGAACTGACCGCTAGCCGGTGTACCTCTGTTACCACTTGCATCTCGTGGGTAAGCATCCTCAAATGCCTGGTAGCTATTCGGCCCCTGGTTCTGCATTGACTGGATTAGGTCATCACGAAGAGTACCGTTGTTGACGACTTGATTACGGATCAACTGATCGTAGATCGTCCCGCCAGTAATTGACCCCTCATCACTAATAGGATCGTCTGGTCCCTGATGCCCAGGAGTTAACGGATCATTGTCTCCTGTTAGAATCTGAGCCAGCTGTGAGTTAGCCATTTCACGAGAGATACCAGGTGCCTGTGGAGCAGCAGGTTGCTGTCCAGTTAATGCACCACCAACCTGATTGGCTGCATTGAGAAGCGTAGACAGGAAGCCACTCTGACTGTTGTTCAGAAGGTTGCTGATTCCTCTGCCAACATTCGTAGCATTTCCAGCCAGTTGCCGTAGATTCTGCGGATCTGGTTGAGGAACCGTGGGGTCTTGTGCAGGCAATTGACCCTTGAATCCAGCCAAACCATTGATGAGATTGTTCGGCATGATTTGCCGAGACATTCCCGGCCCACCACCAGCTACTGCATCACTTCCCCAGTCTACAGTGCCCGGAGTTTCACCTACAGGTTGGCCGCTCGAATCAAGAAGCGGTAAACCCTGCTGCAATCTGATATGGTTCTGTTCAGCAATCGACTGGCCGCCGAATACATTAGACAAGTCTAGTGTATTTAGAGCAGGTTGCGTAACTGATGGCTTGCTAAAGATTTGTTCCTTAGCACTATCACCCTCGCCAGGCAATCCGTAAGGTAACGCATTTCCAGTCGGACGGCCGCCATTAGCTGCCGTTACGAATTGCTGTTCTCCACCAGGAATAGACGTAGACTGCTGTCTACCGACAATCTCGTCTGGATTGGGAGGAACAAAGCCACCGTTAATGTTTGTAGTGACTCGATCCACTGTGGACTGCGGGCCAGGAGGCTGGATACCGGGGTAGTTACCCTGCATCTGCGAAGCAATCAGGTTGAGGATAGCTTGCGGAATCTGCGGCCGCTGAACAATCTCATTCTGATTGGGAGGAACGAATCCGCCAGTTGCATTTGTAGCAGCCCGCTGTGCAGTAGTCTGCGGCGGAGTATACCCCGGCATCTGAGATGCAATTACATTTAGAATGTTTTGCAGGTTAGGATTGGTAGACCCAGGAGGAACAATCTCATCTGGGTTAGGAGGAACGAATCCACCTAGTGCATTAGTGGCAGCACGATCTGCACTGGTTTGTGGCCCAGGAGCAATTTGTGACCGAACACTATCCGGAATATTCCAACCACCTTGCCAGGGACTACGCTGACCGAAAGTAGGTTGTGGCGGAGCAGTTGTTTGTGTTCCAATAGGGATTCCTGTAGGTGTTACGACAGGAGGATTGGAGACATTTCCGTTAACTACAACATCCGGGTTATCAGGATCACCAGGAACTGAGCCGGGTTGAACTCCGGGCGGAAGATGCCAAGTACCCATTGAAGCTGGGTCCCAGCGTTGCTGAACATTCGGATCATTGTTGTCACGAACGTCTGAAACTTGACCACTGTTACCGCCGCTACCACCACTCTGTTGCTGCATAGCTTGGAGCTGGGCAATTAGTCCCGCTACTCCGCCAATATTAGCACCAGTACCTTGTGCGCCTCCACCACCTTGACCCCCGTTAACTTGAGCCATTACAGCTTGCGCCCGAGGATCATTCCTCATATTGAGGATTCTGTTAAAGAATTGGGCAGTGTTTTGGAAGCCCTGATCCGTGTAGTTGTTGCCACCAGAAGCATTGGGGTTCTGATAGTCGTATGCCTGGTTCATCAGCATAGCGATGGGATCAGTGTCCGGCATCATCAACGGGTTATCTTCGTTCCAGTTAGGATCACGATAACGCCGCTCGACTGTATCCGTGGTGGTGGGATCGTCACCTGGAATCCAGCCAGAACCTGCCGTATACTGCTGTTCTTCTACGTTGAAACGGGGAGTAGCTTGTGAAAGCCAGTCCTCATTGTTTCCTTCGATCTTGTCCGCAGCTGCAAGCTGACCTGAAGCATCTTGCTGTGCTTTGGTCAGGTTAGCGAGAATAGTTTGTGGATCAGTTCCTACGTCAAGCTGATCCTGGACGAACTGTTGGACTTCATCCCACTGATCTTGCGGAATACCTAGAGACTGTAGGTATGCAGGGTCAGTGAACTGATCCATCGTATCAGACTGAGCGCCAGGATAGAGCGCATTCCAAATATCCTGCGACTTAGTTCCTGATTGCTCTACGTATTTATAGGCGTTTTTAGGATCATTGAAACCGTATTGGTCTGTATCCCGAGGATCATCGGAAGAACCTCCCCCACCGCCTCCACCGCCACCATATCCGTGACCTCCACCACCTCCGCCACCTCCACCGCCACCGCCAGAACCTGCGGTTGGATTAGCGATAGAAGCCATTAGACCATTGTAGTAGTCTGTTTGCGCCTGTTGTTCTTTGTCAAACCAAGCTAGATCGGAAGCCAGGTTGGAATTGGCAGTACCTTCCATCTGCGTAAGACCGCCAGCATACGTGGACCAAATCGGGTCCTGTGCAGCCAAAGCTTGGTTAGGATCGTTGGGGTCAATACTTGTACCATATAGCTGATGCATCCAATCAGCAGCATTGTCCGTGATATCTCCAATAGAGCTGTTGTAGTCTCCTTGGACAATCTTCTTGATGGCTTCGATATCAATTGGAACCTGCCCAACCATACCACTGATACCAATGATGGCCTGAATCTGAGTGGGGTCCATCCCCTCCTTTAGCAAGCCCTTAGCAATCAGAGCTTTGATTTCAGGAGTTTGTGGTAGACCTGCCAAAGTAGAAACAGGTGCTCCACCACCCCCTCCACCACCGCCACCTTGATTACCGCCGGAATTACCCATGCCCTGAGTAGAGGCAGCCTGAACTCTTCGGATGCCACCAGCAACATTTCCGATTTGTTGCGCCTGTTGCGCCCTCTTGATTACGGCGGCAATCTTTTGAAGCCTGATTGCTTGGGCCATGCTATACGGATCAGCCATGATTACCTATTCGTGATTCGCTGTGCTGAAACCCTTCGGAGCATTTCAGGAGTCATTGACAGGTTAGTACGAGGCCCACGTCCAGTGCGCTCACGATTGTACCGACCAAACGTTCCCTGCCTACCACTTGCATTCTGATACGTTGCAACAGGAGCAGTGGGAACTGTAGGTGTAGTAGTTACGGGCGGCTTAACTGGCGTGGTAGTAGTTGGCGGTGCAGTTGGCGTAGCAGTTGTGGGAGTTGTCGGAGTAGGTCTTGGACCAGAAGTTGGCCGAGGACCGGACGAAGTAGTACCAGTGTGACTAACTGGATTAACGACGTTCTTGATCCCAGTAGCTACGTTAGAGACGTTCTTAACGCCCTGGATTCCCTTTGCAATTTGCGCTGCTTTTGCTACCTGTGCAACCTTTTGCAGACGTGCAATTGACTGTGCAGCCTGAGCGGCCTTATAGGTAGCAGCTTGCTTCTGTGGAGTCTTTGCAGCGTACTTTGCAGCACCTGGAGAACCACCAGGCCAAGCTGCTGCTAAGATGCCCTTTGTCTTTGGAGCGGCAGTCTTAGGAGCGCCAGTGTAGATCGTAGTAGGAGGAAGCGGTGAAGCCTTTGTCTTAATTGCAGCTGCTTGTTTTACGGCAGGAGCAGCAGCCTTAACGACAGCAGCTTTAACCGGAGCTTTTACAGCAGCTTTGACTGGAACAGCTGCTTTGACAGGAGCCTTGTAAACAGGAGCAGCCTTTACAGGAGCCTTGTAAACGGGAGCAGGAGCCTTGTAAACAGGTGCCTTGTAAGAAGTCTTAACAGGAGCCTTGTAGCTGTAGCTCTTTGAAGGAGCTTTGTAACTATAGCTCTTTGAAGGAGACGACTTCTTCGTAGAGTATGACTTGGTAGATGACTTTGCGCCACCCCATGAACCCATGCTTGATTTACCCCATGCCATGACTTAACCCATCTTCGCTAGGCGCTTCCTGGCAATTTCAGCCAGGTTGTTCTGAGCCATCTGTCCGCCATTACGAGGACTACGAGGTCCACCAATAATCGGACCCATTCCACCAGGTTTACGAGGAAGTTGGCGAGGATCAATGATTGGGCCGCTAGGACCCGGAACTCCACCATTTCTTGGATATGGTTGTTTCGGGAGACGATTACCGTCTCTCGGAGAAGGAATGAACGGATTAGTCCAAGGATCAGTTCCTACTGGCGGCCGTGGATTCATAAACGGCGGCGGAGTTCCTGGTACTGGACTACCCATACCAGGAGGTAATGGACCAGGATTACCGTTACCTGGAATAGTCGGCATAGGAAGCCGAGGCTGTTGCTTTGGCCGTGGTGGAAGTGATCCAATAGGGCGAATTGGTTGCTTTGGTCTCGATGGAATGGGAACGTTTCCACCAGGAGTTGTTGTTAATCCTGCCATTATACCTACCCGGAAGTCATCCCTAGCGCCGCTAGGAGTTTGTTGTTCTTGAACTCTTGTTCACCTTGGATACGGTTCCGGGCAATGGTGGCGAGATTCGTGTTGTAAAGCGTGGCAGCGTCACCCTGTTGCCTGTTGTATTCTCCCTGTAGCTTCGTAGCGTTTGCCCTTGCTGGTCCAGCTAGAGCCATTCCACGATCTGAGAAGCCACTTGCTGCTTTCGCAGCTGTGTCATCATAGTTGCGCTTCATCTTGTCCAGCGCACTATTGTAGTTGATCTTGTAACGATTCTGCTGATCGTCAAGATTCGCCCGCTCTCGTCCCCACTTCAATGTGAGTGCATTGAGAACGGCTGGATTAACGGGTGTTGCTGCCATTATCCCCTACCTGAACGCTTGTACTGTGCCCATTTCCGTGACATGGCATTTTCACGTGCCATTTGACGTTCACCGGACCAATGGCGTCCAGAAGAACCTCTGGGTACTCCCTGACTAACTTCACCATACGGACGATATGGTGTCGTTGGCGTTCCCTTTTCACCACTCAAACGACGAGAAGCAGCCTTTTGGATATTAAAGTTTTTAGCCATTTTTACCTCAAAGAACTAGTAGACCGAGTGCAACAAAGCCCAGACCAACAGCCAACAGGTTCCACCCATAATCAATACTCTGTCGGAGAAAGTGTGACAGGGCAATGAGGAAGAAGATAATCACCGCCACTAGGAAGAAGATATCGGCCCAGTCCGAATTTCCGCTTGCCACATCAGCTAGGATTTTCATTTCTATTCCTCCTTATAAACCAACTGGAAACATTCTCAATTGGTAACACTCCAACCATAATCATTCCGATTACAAGTTGGCCAACCCTTTCTTCTGGATTTATCAGTGCATTACCGATAGTCCAGCAGCCAAGTCCGAATACTATGACTCGTCGAGCGACAGCAAAGAGGAATTCAAAGCTCTGCTCCACCTTACCCCACAGTACCAGGTACGCAGCTTTATGTCAAACTAGGACGTAGCCTTACCCAAGTATGCAGTGAGGTCAGCTTCGCTGAGAACTGAACAGGTGCCCCAATTGTTCATTGTTACCGTAGCTCCGGTAACTGCATCCTCTGCACCAGAGAATACAATGGAACGAACGTGCTTCGGATCACGCACAATCTGACGAGTCTGACCGCCATCTTGTGTGTACCAGTAAGAGTTGGAACCTGATTGATGAGCTAGGAGCATCATTTCGACGCCTCCCCTTTTCTTTGAAGTTGACGGGACAGTAGGCGTAGGTGGTGTGGGAGTAGGTGGAATCGGAGTAGGTTGACCGGGTAAGACCCACTTTTTAGGCTGAGGCGAGCCAGCGGCTTTCCACTGACTAACTGAGTGCGGGAATTCCGTAAATTGAAAATGCCAAACTTCGCCACCCCAAGTTGCCTGTTCTAGTCCGTACGCCTCACAGTTCTGAGCGGCCCATTTCAGGTCACCGATAGCATCTACAGCGGCAGAATAGCCGTAGACTACTTGTTCGTGGAAAGAGCGACCAGGAGGCGCTGCATGTGCTGCGCCAGACTTTAGCTGGTAACGCTTTCCATTGTATACACAGCAGCCGCCGCTAGTAACTTGATTGTGTCTCTCGAAGAAAACACGCTCTTGTTGTGTACTGGAACGACCAGCACCACCAATACTTAGCTTTCCTCCCGATGCAACCATCAAGCCACGGTAACGCTTCTGATACTCCGGGTGGAGCATCATTACCGTAGGTTTGGCAAAGATTTGCTCGATAGTTAGCTGAGTTGGTGGACTACCGTATCCGTATGGGTATGTCGTCACTCGTCATCTTCCTCGATGGGGTCCGAAACATGATCGTCCGGAATCTCATCATCATCTTCGTAGTCATATGGTTCGTCACTCATCGGAACTTCCTCATGTCTTGGAACTTCTTGACCCGCTTCTGTGCGGCTTTTTGGACGTTGAACATGGAACCCACGTTTGGTGCTTTACCTGGACCTTTGTAGCGTGCAGGTCCACGAGCTAGGATTCCACGCATTGAACGTGCATCCTGTAGGCCGTAATACTTACCGATAACATCTTTGCTCATGCGATGTACCATCCCCAGACTGAGAGCCAGCTAGTTGCATCCATTGTGTAGGCAGGCAGAAAGTTCGACAGGTTTGTTCCACCAATATCAACTGGTCGGTTTGCATTGGTATCCACCGGGAACGTAGTATCTGGTCTAACAAGAGCACCAGTAGTATTGGCTACAATACTGTTCCAAGTACACGTAATTCTTCTACCTATTGGAGCAAAGACGCCTTTTCCATTAGTAAATCTAGGAATGCTAGCTACTGGCAAGCCTATTGAAACGTCACCCGTGACGGCACTTCCAGACCCGAATTGAATCTGACACTGTAGATGGATGATCCGGAGAGCAGAACCCTGGATCGGAACATCTACTCTCTGTGCTGTAATTACAGCGCCAGTTCCTAGCGTAACGTTGGTGATAGCAGGGTTCCACGTAACTAACGATGGAAGTAGAGAGGGATCAATCTTGTGGAGATGATCTGCTCTAGCTACGAACGGACTATCTCCGGGACCAGATACGGTACCTACAGTGGCAGCGATTTCACTTTGGGTAGGAATACCGAGTGTTTCACCAATCCAGTGTCTATCTGGATCAGTGTGCTCACGAGCCTTTAAGTAGTCATCCTTGAATGTTGCCAGCGGGTCATCGGACAATTTCAAACTCCCCACGACCAGTATCCTGAGCGATTGCAATGTCCTTGATTTTGATTTGGGACGTGTCGCTCTGGAGAGTTGTACGGACATTCATGGCTGCACGACGATAGTAGATTTGGTTCCGAATCCGGACTAGGTTAGAACCTACACCTACAGTCCGCTCTTGGATATTCACTTCCTCTACTTCGGAGGCAGAGTCAATCGTCTCATCTAGGTCCCAAGACGTAGTAAAGACGTGATTTGCGTCGGAAGTAAAGATTTCAAGCATCCCCTGTTTGGCACGCTTGATGCTGTAAGGATTGCCACCATCGAAGTGCTTCGTCTTTAGGTAGATACCTACAGGGGAAGTCCGAAGTGTATTAGACCGATCTACATACTCGTCTGAGCCACCGTCCATAATCAAGACTTGCATGACGCCATAGGTATTAGCCGCTTGAGTGGAGTCGGTAATCATACCCATGATATAGACAGAAGGCTCTGCGTTGAGGTATGTAGGAATCTTATCCGTTGTGGACCACATGAAAGCATAACGATCAGGTCTACCGCCGCTTGCCTCATACTGGTTGATATTCCACTCTGTCCAACCAATTGGGTCAAGCTTGGAATAGAATACCTTACAGTTGTCCTTATCGAAATAGCGGCCGTTTGTAGTTGACTGCTTTGCGATGGAGGCGATCATGCCATCCTCATACGCACAGATGGTATGGATTCTGGCACCTTTTGCCAAGAACCACTGATCGTCAATAACAGCAGAGAGCTTCGTGACAGTCTGTGTGTTAGTTGCCCAAACTCCCTGTGAGTTGATGTAGTAGATAATGCCCTTGGACTCGAAGGCCGTTCTACTTGTAGTGCAGATTGACTTCGAGTCGAGGATACGCATAATCCACGAAGCAGGCTCTCCCTCAACTAGCAGCGTGAAAAGGCCGTTTGTAGTGAATACAGCCAGTCTGTTGCCAAGGGGAACTATCTGCTTGATATCCCCGTATCCGTTGGGACCAGCAAACGGGATAACATTGGACGCCAAAGCCCAGGTTTCTGGTAGCGGGTTGGTAACTGAGGCTACGTTCGTGAAGTAGAGGTTGTGTTTGTTCCATGCCCACAATCTGTCCTTAAACGTGAACAATCCACGCATAGTTGCACCGGCCGATGATGCTACCTGCGTGTAGGTAATCGTATCTGTAGCCCAGTTAAAGACCGTGATCTTCTGTACTCCAACTCCACTCAGGATGAAGTACGTCACACCGTTGTATTGAGCGATTCCCGTACAAGGGTTGGGAATCGAACAACTCATGAATCCATCGTTGGCATCATGAGTACCTTCAGCACGAACTGCGTTGAGGGTGTTTCCGCTCGCTGTAAGAGCAGGGAGAATATAACCCTTCCCTGACCACATGAAAGCTGGCTTTGAAGCGTCTTTTGACCACGGATCAATATGGCAGAAATAATACTCAGTGTCGACAAAGGAGTCTGCACCGGGAGAAGCTTCTCCGTATTTCCAGTCCAGGGTAGGTCGTTTGATTCCAATGCGATTCTCTAGTGAGTCACCAGTGGCTACGAGATTGTAGCAGATGGACGAGAAACCGTCAGGAATGTTCGACGGCAATTCAGAGGAATACATGCCTTGCCCAATGGCAATGCGGTAGATTTCCTCACCTGGGACTGAAGAGGATAGCGCCATTATTGGTAATCCCAGGGGTCTTGGATTTTGTACAATGGAGCGTCAGGAGCGTGAGTTTCGTCACGTCTCATACCAACGTTCTTATCATACAGAGCCTGTTGCTGTTGTTCGGCGGCCGCATCATGGTTCTTGTTGTGCGCTCTTGCCAAACAGTATTTAACTACGTCCTCATGGTAGACTTCTGGGACAGTTAGCGACTTCCCTGTAGGATCACCGGAAAGTAGCGGAGGCACCTTGTTGTAAGTTACCTGAATCTGCTGACTCGACGTAGGATCGGAAGGATAAACGTAAACCTTCTTGTTGTACTTGTACCAGTATGCCGGTCCACCAGTTGCTGCGTCGGATAGACTAAGAAGGTCGATCTCTTCCTTGGAGATATTGCGGAGAGCTTTGCCATCAACAGACAAACGTCTGATATTAACGGAATCCGGGACGTCAGTAGGGAAAGCGTTTGTAGCCACATTGATCGTGAGATTATTCGCACTAGTATTACGGATAATATCCAACTCAGCATCGTGAATCCAAGCATAGATATCAATATCGGTGATGATGACGTCATATTCGTCACCGAACTGCCGCTTGATGGTGGTAAGTGCTGTGGCTACGTCCATTATTTCCTCGTTGCTGGACGATCATCATAGAACGTCAGAAGGTCACCTGTCAAACTGTCTCGTACCGTGTATCTATGCTTGATTCCGGCTATATGCTTGATGACGTCACGCCGCTCTTCACCAATTTCAGCGTAGCGTGCTTGATTCTTCTTCTTTTCCGCCGCTTCTAGGTCCAGCAGAGTCTGCATTCCGTTGTGCTTCTGTCCATCTGCTGCAATAATGCGCTGAAGGACTAGATCATTCAGAACCCACGCACGAAGAACAGGCCGAAGTACGCCATCTTTCCCACGTTCTGCGATGACAAACGGTTCATCGGAGATATCTGCCTTCTCTGGGTCTACACAAAGAATCTCTAGGTTAGGATCGTAGTCTTTGATAGCCTCTGCTACACGCAAAGCATCACGTTCTACGATCATACCATCTACCATGACATGCTTTCCCGTGCCAGGGTCATAGTAATTGCTCACGGAATCGGAACCTGCTCTTCTGGAGGTGGTGGAGTGAACTGTTCTTCGACTAGTGCTTGTACAGCAGCTAGAATTTGGGCATCTGTAATGACAGCTGGATCATTACCGGGCCGCTCTACGTTTGTATTCAGAGCGTATTCGTATGAATCTGCGAATCCAGGTGCGGCAGCAATCCACCAGATGTTATCTGCTCCCCATCTTTGTGGTTGATGTGAATGAGGAACTTCTACTGCGGCAGCAGCATTCACACGATTCATGAAATCGGTGTCCATTGAAAGCATGGCTTGTGAGCTATAGCTCATGGGTATCTCCTAGCGACTAGTGAGGCTGTCCCTGCAAGAATCCAGGTATTACCCTGAGCATCTACAAAACTGGTAGCATCTGTTGGTACCTTTGTTACATCAGGTGAAGCCACAATTGATCCTGTCAATTCAAATCCGTTTCTAATCTCAGCCCGCCTAAAGTACCCGGTAGGAGAACCTACAGACCCCGCCGTATGGCCGCCGAAACAAATGAGCATCGTAGCACTATCCCACTGACCAACCCCAGCACTGTAGGTTAATTCTCCTACCTTTGTCCAAACTGGTGGATCAGAGGGTGATGTATAGATACGGGATAGTCCGTCACTCTTTCGACGGGTAAATCGAACTCCTCTCATAGTAGCAGCTGGAAGGTTACTGAGTGGGGCTGTAGGTCCGGTGAATTGATCCGTTCCGGTAGAACTAGTAAAGGTGTCAATGTTTGTGGTGCCAGCTCTCACCATCCAGCTTCTACCAGCAGTAGTTGCACTGAACTTACAGATTAGAGTCTGAGCAACCCCAACAGCATCCAGGGAACCAAACCAAGCTACATCAAAATCAGTAGGTACTTCTATACCTGGATTGTCTGCACAGTAGATGTAGTTACCGTTACCAGAAACTCTTCCTTGAATTTCAGTTGCTATGGCAGCCGCTACAATACCTATTGTAGACGGCATTAACCCAAGTCTCCAGTCAGCACCCAAGTATCTGTTGCAACCTTAATAAGAGTAGCAGCAGAGAATTGCGCCCGGAGACCAAGAGAAGAAGCGTATTGAATTGTAACACCAGCACCAGCAGCCACAGTTACTTTACCCGCACCAGATTGGTAGAAATCAACAGTAGCACCAACTGCCCAGGGTACAGTTGAGTTCGGAGGGATGGTAAAAGTAACCGCTGTACCAGCTGTAAACTGAACCAGTTGAGGCTCGTCAGTTTGAGCTAGAGTATAGCTCGTAGTCGCAACTGTACGGACTGACGGATACCGGCGATTATCAACGTAGTCCTTACGAGTTGCATGGTTAGCGGCTGATGGGGTAGCAGTCAGTAAAACTGTAGGAGCTTGGACAGTGAGTCCAGAAATAATGCCAGTATCGGTAAATTGGAAATCAATACCATTATTACCAATATCGAAGAACCAGCCCTGTGAGGTTCCCTGAATGGTACTGTAGATAGTACCGCCACCAGCATCCGTCCAGTAGATAATGTTGCCATTGCCCTTCATCTGCAAGTAGGACGTGGCGGCAATACCATCAGCAGTAACAGATTGAGCAGTAAGGGGGCCAGTCATGGTATCCCCGGCCTTAAGAACCCTTAGGTTATCAGCAGTAGATTGTGCCGTGGAAACTGGCTTTGCAGAATCAGATGTATTCGATACCTGGTCTAGACCAAGAGTGGCTTTGATTGCTGCTATTGATGTGTCATCCAGAATAGTTTTGGCAGCAGGTGTAACCACACCACTATCAAACATCCAAGTAGCACCGCTAGCAGAAACGACAATATCACCTTTGTCACCGTCCGTAACACTTGAGCCTCCGCCCCCTGGCGGTGCAGTCCAGATACCATCAGCTCTTAGAAAGTTAGTTGTTCCTCCACCAGAGGCAGGAACTGTACCTTTTGTTGTGGAAGTGAATAGAGCAACTACTGCATCAATGTACTGCTTCGTAGCCGCTTCTGTAGGATCAATGGGATCAGCAGCTAAGTAGAACGGCTTAGTGACGGAGATAGCAGTGTCACCAACAAAGACTCTCGTAGAGCCGTTGGTCATCAACTTCAACAAGTTACCAGGACCAACCGTTGTCAGCGCAAGATCGGCCGAACCTTGTAACTGGGCAGGAGCCTGTAGGACTAGACTACCTGTCAAAGTTCCACCAGCTGTTGGCAGATATAATCCAAGCGCTGTCGCTAATTGGGAGTCTACGTATGACTTTGATGTGGCATGGTTATTAGCTGCTGGGGTTAAAGAGCCACTAATGATGAAACGATCAGCTTGACCTGGGCCAGTAGTAGAAAAGCCGGATGCTGCATAACCTGCAACATCTAACGTGCTCCGCATTGCAGCGATAGAAACGTCGTCTAATAGAGTCTTTGCAGCCGCTGTAACAATCGTGGGATCAAACATCCACGTTGCACCAGAGGCAGAGACAATGATATCACCTTTGTCTCCGTCAACTACTCCACCAGCACCTGGGGGAGTAGCCCAAGTACCATCTGCACGAAGGAAGGTAGCAGTTCCGCCAGGACTTGTGGCAGTAACTGCTGGAAGAGCTTGAACAATGACAGCCTGCTTCACACGAAGCGGAGTCATTACTTTGCTGTTATCTACTCCAGCTTCCGCCTCAGTCTGTGTGGCGATTGGAAGCGAGCCAATAAGAGCAAGAGGATTACCGTTTACGAAAACAGTGCCCCAGATATCGAGTACCGAACCATTGAGCAGAGTCAGCTTTAGGTTCTGATCTGCGTAATGGTTTCTGAAGTCGTAGCTAACCGTGTCCTGAACGAGACTCGGAACTGGGGGCATTGAACCAACTTCCTAAAGAAACGGCACAAACCCCTCCTACCTGCGGACTAGGTAAGAGGGGTTCGATACCGTCTGCTGAAACTAGCGGCGGACTAGATTTCAGTGATGTTGGTCAGCTTGCCATGAGCGTTACGCTGGTGCGTACCGATCTGCCAATACTGCTTCATCATGGCCTCGAACGCATCGTAGTCCGTGATCCACTGAAGAACAGAACCGGCCCGATCTTCCCAGTACCAGTCCTTGTCACGCCAAATCTTGATTTCAGATTCGGTGATGAAGAACATGTTCTTGTCCGGGCAATCAGGATCGGCCACAACAGGCAAATCCTTTTCACCGTACATGAACGAAAGACCGGTGAGACCACCATCAAAGGTCTTTGGCTCATTGTACCGACGGAGGGAAGTGAGGATGTTCCAGTACGAACGGCGAACACCGAGCGAACAGAAAATGGCGGACGGAATCTTTCCACCTGCACGGCGGATTTCATCCATTGCCTTAATCATGGCAAGTTCGGTGAGAGTTGCCGTGGTGGAATCCTCGTAGGAAGCCCACTTTGACGTAGTAGCCGGGTCCAGAGTGTGAACCGTACCAGTTGCGTCAATGATCTTGTTAAGACCCATCGGCTCCTGATCGTAGTCACCAACACGGGACACATAGTTACCGACAACAGCGCCAGCAACAGCGGTATCAACCGTGAAAGTAGTTGAGGTCAGAATTGCCTGGATGACCTTTCCACCACCACCTGAAACCGGAGTTCCAGCAGCAGTGATATCAATAACCATTCCAACGTCGAGATGGTTAGTTGAGTCAACCGTGATTGTGGTACCAGTTGAAGGCGAGGCGACCTTTGCCTTGATACCGGAGGCAACTGCGGCATCAATGTGCCCGTAAACCACCCGGTTCTCATCCTTGGCAATGTCGTCCTTCAAGCCATCCATTTCCATGTCCATTGCGGACGTGAATGATTGGCGGTTGGATTCTGCCAAAGCAATGAGCGGACCTGAAAGACGAACACGACCGTATCCGTACTTCAGGCTTTCTTGCGCCGGCTTCAGACCTTGACGGCCAGCCGGAGCTAGTTGAACGTTCTCACCACGGTATGAGATACCGGCGTTACGGGAGATACGAACGGGGAAAGTGACGTACTTACCACCAACCGCATCTGTTGCAGTACCTTCTGCGGTACGCTCAATGCGCTTCATGGTAAGGCGCTCACTTGGGAGCTGATCGTTTACGTTACCCTCATAGATTTCCTTGAGGATAGCGGAAACTGTGGCCAGGGTTGCGGACATTATTCTCCAAGTCCTTCTAGTGCTGCCATTACGGCGTTGCGCCGATCTTGCCCTCTCAGTTTTTTGGCGTTCACCTGATCCACTGGTACACCACCCTGACCCCCCAAGACTCTTGGGGCTTGTCTTTGTGCACCAGTCTGATTGTATTTGCCTAACATCTGCTTCCACTCCTGCATAGCTTGTTGCACATTACCGTGCTCAGCTAGCCGGACTAGAACCCAGTTGTCATCGAAGTCACCGAACCTATTATGCATCATGTCAAGCACGTTGTCAAGTTGTGCATTTTCCTCAGCAGATTGCTGCTGAGCTTCTAGGTTCTGACGCCACTCACGAAACTCTTCTAGCTCCTGAGAAACGTTCTGCTGGAAGATTTCGTTTGGGTCTGGTTCTTCGTAGTCTCCACCTGCGTAGAACTCTTGGTCATCTGACATTTCCTCTGCCTCCAATTGCAGAATGCGAGCTAGTTCTTGATCGAATCCATCACCGTACTGTTCCTGTAGACCGTTCCACATGATACGGAAGACATTTTCAGGATCAGCCTGGAAATTGCGGGCCAGGTTGATATACTTCTGAAGTTCCTCGATGGGAACTCCGAGGTTCTCGTAAGGCTTTAGCCTTCCAGAATAGTCCTGAAACTTCTTTGTAACTCCTGCATCCCAATCCTTAACATACCTGCCAACAACCTCACGATCTTGTGCAGGAATCTTGGCCAGGAATGGTGATGCTAGGGATAGATCCTCTTGGGGTTCAGCTTGGCTAGGTTCGATATCGGAAGAGTCTCCGTTATCAGAACCCCCGAAGCTAATTGCCGCTGGGTCCACTTTCTGTACTTCCTTGATCGGGTGGTGGTGGTGCTTGGTCAGGTGCAGTTCTGGGACTTTGTGTCTCAGACGTTCCCTGCTTAGCAATATCGTCAGCCTGCGCTGCGTTCCGCTCTTTCAGCAGTTCCATCTTGTGTTCATCTACGTGTTGCTGAATGATGGCCTGGATATCAGGCGTGAGGAATTCGTATTCTTGACTCTTTTGGTATGCTTCATGTTCCTCAACATGAGTTTCGTGTGCGTCGTACGGGTTAACAGTGACGTTGTAAGTTTGCGGCTGTCCGGTCGCTGGATCAATTTGCGGTTCTCCAGTCATAGGATCACGCATAACGTCAGTCTTGTACGACGGAGTAGGCATACCAGTCGTTGGGTCAATTTGTTGTTGTGTAGTTGTGTCCGGTTTGTATAGAGGTTGGCCATGAGACATAGAGACGTTTTCACGTTGAGCTTGACGTGCATCTAGCATTAGCTCATCGTACATCTTGTCTGTCTCAGACATTTGCAAGTAACGCAAAGCCTTTGTGGGTTCGATGGCTCCCATCTTCATCAACTCAGTGATGAATGCCTGTTTTGCCGCTACAGACCTGGGAGCCATCGAACCCGATTCAACCCGGAAGTCCATTCTCGGGTTGAGATCGGTGGCCTTGAATTCACGAACTTCCATTGCCTGGTTCTTGGAAGTCATGCGAACGATTCTGTCCTCAGGCCAATAGTCATGCACATTTGCAAGAACCTGCACGCCAGTTTCTTGCACAGCATTCTCTATGGACTGTACGGTGTGATACAGAATAGTATCGTTCTCTTCAGAGAGGTAAGCAATAGCTGAAGCAGCTTCAACACCTGGGGGAGTCCTTCCCTTAGAGACTTCGTACTGAGACGAAATGTCATCCATGTCTCTAACGACAATATCCAGGTCATTACTTACGCTGGGAGATAGTTCTGGCTGCTCTAGGGGCTTGGGGGGATCAAACCCCATTTGCACAGCCAGAAGTAGACCGGGCTTAGCATTCCACTTACGAGTGTCGAATGCACCGGCAGTGTACCACCACTGAGGTTTCCCAGCTAGGTTCCTGCTCTCCAACATAATAGAGCGAGTTTTATTGTACTCTTTCTGTGGCCCGATCAGAGACTTGATTACGGACTCACCGTAGAACATCCCTGTAGGGATGTGGTCGATCTTTACGAATGGGAAATGACCATGACGATACGGGAACTCATGGTTGTAGCTCTTCATTCCTGCTTCATCAGACTTTGGAGCCGTGATTTCTGATGAATCTTCTACAGGTTGTTCCTGAGTTGGCGGCATACCAGGAAAACCTACAGGGGGCCGCTGGGGCATTTGTGGAGGCATACCCATTGATGGGTCCATTCCACCCTGCAATTGGGCCATTATCCCTTCGATAGAGGGCGGGCCTCCCATTTCCGCTCCCATATCCCCGGCCATTTGCTCTGGCATTCCACCAGGTAAACCCTCCGGGATTTCTGGAGCCTCGAATACGTAGAGGATTTTGCCCTCTCCGTAGACGAACATTGAGCCGTTCGGGAAATCTTTACACGGCTTGACGTAGACTTCCTTGACGTAGCACTGCTTTGTAGCCTGTTGCTTGCTCTGCTTAATTCCAATAGACGAGAGAAAGCGGCTGTCAATGACGGTCGAGCTGGAATCCGTGCCTGCTTCAAGTTCCACTCCATAAGTGGTATAGACATCTTCTGGGTTCAGCGTACGAGCGTGGATGAAATACGGTTCATCTTCAATCTCTGTACACTGTAGGTTCGGTACAAAGGTATGGAAGGTGGTTACCGCTTCAAAGTCGATCTTTCCTGGTTGTCCGTCTTGTTCTAGTTTGTTGGGGTCGTAGTAGTTCTTGATGAATCCGCTTCCGCAGATACATGCCCAAAACGTAGCCTCCAACCGTCTCCGGTTAAAATGCTTCGTTTTGAGCAAGTATTCTGCGATGGAATCACCTGCCATTGCTGCCAAGCGGTCAGACTCTTCCGTCGAATCAGGCACACAGAAGAACTG